TCTTCACATTGGTCGAGTTATTTCTGCCCCACAGCGTAATCATATCCGCTCCTGCTTTTTATTTCGCCGCCATTGCGGCGTAGTGAGCATTCATGTTGGAATAAAGTTAATATTCCGGCAAGTGATTTTATTCTGCTGAAATTAAACGCTTTTTATACCCACTACCTTGCGTTTGGGGCACCCTTGGGACACAACGTCAGAAAAGCTGCTATTCAGCATTTCCACCTGGTTGCGGTCCATCTCTCCGATCCACTTCGAGTAAATCTCATAAACCATCTTTGCATTCTCGTGGCCCATCTGTCCGGCGATAAAGGACGGGTTAGCACCGGCAGTTAAAAGCCAGCATGCGAACGTGTGGCGCGACTGGTAAGGGCGTCTGCTCCTGATCCCCGCTTTCTTTAATCCCGCCTCCCAACTATACCCCAGAGACTGAGAACCGTAATACTTCGTTTCCCCGCGCCAGTTTTTTGGCGGGACAAACACGAACCGCAGTTTTTGTTGTTCAGTTAACCCATGTTCGCGGTGATGGAAAGTGATTTCGGTTTTGCTTAATGCGCCAGTTAGCTTGAATTGTTCGCGCAGAGCATTCAGCGCAGGTTCAAGTAGGGTTACAGTTCTGATCCCCGCATCGGTTTTGGGTGGCACAAACAGGCCCTCATTCGTCTGGTTACGCCTAACGTGAAGCTCACCCTTATCAAGGTCCACATCCTCCCAGGCTAAAGCTGTAAGCTCTCCATGCCGAAGACCAGTAAAGATAGCTGTAGTCCAGAGCAAAGCATACCGAGGAGATAACGCCTTTATGAAACCTTCGTATTCACTCTGGAGAAGCGGATCCGGGTCTCTCCTGGAGCGCTTGAGCATCTTTATACCTTCGTGAGGGGTATGCTCGATAAAGCCGCTCAGGTTCGCCAGTTTGAGTAACGCAGTCAGATTGTTCATCAGGCCGTTGACCGTGGATACAGCGCGACCTTTTCTTTTAAGCCAGGGCGCGTGATCGCTAAAGGTGTTGCCAGTTAATAGCGCGTTCCTGTAATTCAATAGGTCGGTATGCTGAATATCCGCAATATGCGTATTACTTCCAACAATAGCGCAAAGCGTTGCTATACGTGATTCTGCGCCTCTGTATGACGCAGCTGAGACCTCAAGCTTTTTGGCATTAAGATAAACTTTGCACAATTCACCGAAGGTTTTAATTTTTTGTGTTGTGGTGAATTTTTTAAGCGCCTTTGATTCAGGAAAGTGCTCTGCATAGTCAAATTTACCTTGCTGAATCTCACTCATAATTAAAGCACGGAGATTGCCAGCTTTTTTTATATTGCTATTTGATACAGTCCAGCCCCGCAAAACTTCGCGGCAACGTATGCCGCGATATAGAAAGCTAATTCTTATTCCTTTCCCATGCAGCTCTACGCCAGCAGGCATATTCATTATGTTTCCCCGACAAGCCTATTAATCCTGGTGTAGTTGTAGAGAAGCGTTACTCTTCCTTCTGAAGCTTTTGGATCTGGTGGGTGCTTCTTATAATGAATGCCCTCGATCCATCTCCCCTCCCGGTAAGATTTAATTTGCCGGGGAGTCATATACATCTTCGCTACAATTCCCTTTTCCATCACCCATTCATCTTCTTGAGTAATATCGGCCATAAATAACCTCATGGCCGGGAAACTATAATCAGTTCCCCGGTTTAATGTTGATTATTGGAAATCAGTTCAGTTGTGTTTTTGTGTAATTCAGTCGTTCCATGCTTCCAGTTCGTTTTCGATCTCCTCGTCGATTTCGTCGTTTGTAGCTTCTTCGTCCAGGTAGTCACGCGCCTCTTTGAGGTACTTTTCCCGGCGCTCACGATACCAGGCTGAAAATTCTGGCGACCATCCGTTTGGCTCACCGTCATAGTCAACCTTAGCGTTACGTTCAGCCATGCTCTCGACCATGCTGTAAGCGGTGGTCAGCGCTGCTTCGCGGATATACCCATGGAGGTCACTCTTACGCCAGAACGGATTCACCTTAGAATCGCAGATAGGTTTAAATTCCACTTCCCAGCGACGGATACAGCGTGCATTTAGTGATTTGCTCATCGTGATACCTCCGCTTTAAGCGCTTTATACGCACGAAGCACATGTGATGTTTTCCCGGAAATAACTGTTTTCATTATAAAGAAACCGCTACGTTTAGACCGAACGGAAGGAGCCAGGAATAAGGCGGTATCAACGGCGCGGTTGTGTTGGCGGAATTCGAATACCGTGCTGGTTATAATAGCGGTTGCGATTACACCTTTATCGTTAAATTCTATTTTCATAATTATTTATTCCACGCCGCTGGCCGTAATTGAAAGTTTGCAGGCCTTGAAGGTAATGACTTACGAACTAAAGACTGCGTAGCCTTTAATTGATCTTTCTTTTTTTCCTTTTCGTTACAGATAGGGCAGTAATATGCCACTTTGCGATAAGCTCCTCGGCCAGAAGGGCGATATTGCAACTCTTCGCGTGCAAAGGAGCCGCCGCAGCTAAAGCAATGGAGTTTTTCGGCTTCCATAATTATTCCTTTGTTCAGGTGTGTGGGTACCTGCCATTTAAGGCATTAAATATTTTGGTGATAATTAAAATGAAACTTCTGTATTTACTTTGTATTGACCTGTAAGCAAGTCAGCATCGACGGAAATTAAATCTCCGTACAGGTCATAATTTAAAACAACATCACGAAATTGAAGCCCTGAAAGCGCATCCGTACGACCGCAAAACATACGGTCTTCTTCGTGCTTGGTTGCTTCATGAATATCTTTTATTGACGCCATGGCATCAGACCACATGCAACTGTTACCAATGAACTGCGCAATAGCGAGTTTGCTTTGAGCTGCTTTAACCATCGGGTTGCTTTGCAGAAAATTAGCCATTGAACATCCCCGTAACATGTAGAATTTTGATGATCGTCGCTGACCAGGCAACAAGGCAGATAGCCAGAACAATTACCAGTGAACGAAAGCCGTTTCTGCTCATCTCCTTACCCTCATGTGTATTGAGTACCTAACAGACCTTGCAATGCAGTGCCGGGTGCCTCCCGGTGATACCAGCCAGTTAACAACTGGTATCGACAGCTTCTTTTCCACCCCACTCTTTTTAGAAACGAGTGATACCGCTTAACTGAGCCGCGTGCGCATAGCCGCATTCACTGCATTGCAAAGTCTGTTGTTATGCCTGTCTTTTAACCACGTCAGGCTCGGTGGTATGCTGGAGTTCTCACACACCCAGCAAGGAAATCTAATGGACCAGTTTTATATTCACGTTCGTCTATTTGAAGCTACAGCCGAACAGACCAAAAAATTTGAAGAGTTTATGCTTCTCTTTCTTTACCAGAAAACAATCAAAGACTCTGACGATAGTTTTTGCAGACTGACTCCAGAAGGATACATCCTCAAAAGCACATTGAACTGCCAACAAATTGTTGATCAAACATTTGCAATTGCTAATAGTGCTGGTGTTAATGCGAATATCTTTGTCTGTAAATTTGAACAATGTGCATTGTTACTTCCGTCAGCTCACTTAGTTGGCAACGATTTCGTTTATCACGATCTGACGCCGAAGCCCATCAAGTTCGATTCTTAAAGCTTTAACCATTGTCTCGTGATAAACGCGGTCAACACCGTCTCCAGTGCATGGCAGAGGGGTGATCGTGCGAGTCATGACGTTAATGCTGGCTTGCTGATTTTTACCTTTGTGGCCGCAATCGCATTGAGATGAAGATGCGGCCGTAGAGGTGTAAAGCTCCACAAAAGCCCCTTTTATCTGACGGGCCTGATCTTTTGCAGGCTCGTTTTTCACAGCGCCTTCCGCGAAACCTGACACGTAACTGATTTTATCTGCTAGGCACTGCGCTGCGGTTTCCTGCACCTCCAGAGGGAGATCTTTGAATTCCATGCTTCACCTCATCTAGTTGACCCTTATCGCCGGGTAGCGGAACATTTTCTTCTTGCCAGTCACTGCGCGGTGATTGGTTTCGATGGATTTAGGTTAGATAAATCTAACAATCAAATCAAGATTATTTTGTTCGAAAAACCTAACAAAAGAGGCGAGAAAAGATAACTCACTGATAAACAGAGAATTATCTTTTTGATTTGTGTTTTCTTGCTTTGAGCAGTTCTTCGAAGAGTTTATTAAAATTTTCCACTCTGGCGCGAAGCTCTTCTAAGTGAGAAGATTGCTCGGATTCGGGGAGGGAATCAAATAAATCAATGAGTTCTTTGTGTTTTTCAGTTAACTCTGGTTGTTTTTCTTCAGGAGATGCCTGGGAAGGTGCTTTGTCATCATCGCCGAACAACAACCACGTTGGTTCACACTTCAGCCCTTTAGCCAAAGCAAATAGTCGCTTACCTACTGGCTCGGTATCATCTCGCTCCCATTGAGAAATGGTGACATGGGCCACACTAACGCGTTTGGCAAGTTCGCGTTGCGTTAACCCAAGCTCTTTTCTTCTTTTGAAGGCCCTTTGGCCTAATGTCTCTTTATCCATAGTTAGATGATTCTAAATTTTCTTGACTTAGTTATCTCGCGCAGATTATTGTTAGATATGTCTAACAAACGGAGATAATCAATGTTAACTAGTGAGGCTCTAGCTTTTTTTGATGGTGACAAACGGAGGCTTGCAAAAGCGGCCGGCGTACGAACCCCCACAGTTTATAAGTGGGGGGTGCTGGTACCAGAAGGGCGCGCGGCACGTCTTCAAGCTGCTTCTGAAGGTCAGCTTCATTACGACAAAGATATTTACGACCAATATCGTAACGAAAAACGTTCTGGTGAGGTGAATCATGAAAATCAGGCATGAACGCATTCGCGAGGCCATGAATGCCTGGGCGCTTTATCCTGGTGGCCGTAAAACGCCTGTATCGGCTATTGTCGACGCGTATTTCTCCATGGGCATGACTAAGCCAGAGTTGTATGACGAAAGCCACCCTGACGCACTGAGCCGCAATATCCAGAAGATTTACCGCTGGGTTGAAAGTGATTCACCTGCATCAATCGAAAAAATCGCGCAGCTTCTCCCGGCAATTGAACGGGCTATGCCGCCGTTACTGCTGGCGCGGGTGCGTAGTTATTACTCCGCAACTTTCCGGGAACTGCTTCACCGCAAACAGCGTGTCGACGACGAAAT